TGTCTCAAACGTCCAAATTCCGGCCACCCCGCGAACCAATGGAATAATGAAATTTAAGGTCAAGCGCACGCGCCAACCGTCGCCGTCTTGCTTGCTTGCCCGGTTTGGGTGCCGCTTGGATATTTGGCTCATTAAATTCGGATATTCATCGGTCGTCATTTTTTGGTATTCCCGGCCGTTCCATACTTCGAACACGGAACCGTCGCCGCGCGCCAACAGCCGACCCTCGTCGTCTCGATACTCATATTGCTCGCAACATACTTTGGCCGGGTCGTCATCGGGGAAAACAATTTGTATTGTACTCGGTTTTTCTCCGTATGCTTGCGTAAACAATCCCGCGTATTTACCCGTTGGGATGAAATAGTCAACACTCTGCGGGAAACCCTTGGCGTTTTTCATGCCGATTTTAATTTTGCCCACACGGGGCAAAACCAACCGGGGCTGTAATGCCGCCGGTCGTGTAATGCGTCCGTTCATATTACAACTCAATTTCAGTATTTAGCAAACTATTCTTTGCCTCGTTATTTTTTACAAATCCGGCGTCTGCGGGCTCTTCGTCGCTTTTTGCTACAACTGCACGTTTTACGGTTTTTCGCGCCTTGACGGGCTTATTTTGGGGCAATTCGCCGTTTTTCGTATTGTTAGTTGAGCAATCTTCGGTTTCCTCGCTACAAACAGCCGAAACGCACTCGCCCGGTGTCTCATCTTTTGGCGCGCGTGTTTTTATCAATTCCGCCAATGTCAGCGTCAAGACGTTTTGCGTCAAATCCTTGTTTTCGTCCAAACATATCGCGCCGGACACCGCTGTAAACACATTCTCGCGCTTGTCGTTTTCTATCGCCGCAATTTCCAACAATGCCGGTATTTTCGCCGCATTTGGGCTGTCGGTTTGCTCTTTGAGGTTATATGTCGGTTTTTTGCGCCAATCTTTAGGGCTGAAATTGAAAACTCGCATTATTGGGCAATGGGGGAAATTGACATTCCACATGTCTTTATACAAATGCAACTGTATTTCCGCCTCCTCGTAAAAACCTTTTCGGCCGCTTTTAAAATCAACTATTGCGTTAATGTAGAGGTCGGAACCGGGTTTTGCTAACATAGTGCATGGGCAGTCAATCATACCCGCGTAATTGTGTATCGGATGAACCAACGCAATCTCAACAGCCAACGGCCTAACGTCGTAATCAATTACGAATTGTGCAAACGCCAATATATCCTTTTTGAGGTCATCGGCGTAATGTATGAAATCCTCGGGCAAACGGTTGTTGTCAATGTAGTTTTTGAGCCTTAATTTAAGCGTATCGAGGTCGTATGTGCGATTTATCAACAGCTCCTCAAATTGAGCGTGCATAAACGTTCCATACGCCGCGCGCTCGGCTTTGTAACGTTCGGCCTCGTCCATTCCCTTATTGGCTATCCATTCAATCAAAAACGGCGATTTTGGCAACGTCTGCGACAATATGGTCGTAACCGACGGGAAAAACTGCGGGTTTCCGTTGTCGTCATAACGGTAATAATATCGATGTCCTTTGCTGTTCAATTGCCAAACCTTATATGGCGGCTCCAACAATGCCGTTGCGTCGAAAAACATGCTTTGCATTTCCTCAACTGTCATGCCGGGAACAATCTCAAACGCGCCCGTCTGCTGTTCTGTTGTTACGTCTTCCAAACTGTTGACCATATTTACAACCGGGTCGTCGGTTTTTTTGTTCGCTCTCATTTTTTTATTATTCTTTAAAGTTAAACAAATAGTTCGGCGTACAATCGCACATTTCGCATATAATCAAAACCCATTCCGGCGCAACGCGCTTTGTTTTGCCTTGACATAAATTTGTAAAATTCACTTGTTGCGCGGCCTCGGATACGCCGGGGAATATTCGCGCCGCAATGTCTTTTTTAAAAACCTTTTTTCCGTTCATTTCGGAACGCAAAATCGCCTCGTTAATTCTTAATTTCATAATTCAATCGTTTTCATATTCATAATCACACGGCTCGTCGCTTTCAACGTGGCCGCAATTTGTACATGTTCTCTCCTCCCAAATGGTTGCATACTCAAAAGGCGTCTCCCAACCGTCGCCTCCGACGCGCTTTTCCTCGCCGTCGGTGCGTTCCATTTCGCCGCCACATTCGGGGCAATCGCCATCGCCCAACAGTATCAGCCCCATGAACAGCGAAAAATTGTCGTATCTCACGTTGACAATTCCGACCGCGTTCATTACCTCAACAACCCTATCAATTGGCAATTTGCCGTCCAATGTGTTTTTTATTGTTTCGCCCCAACCCTCGTCAATCATCGCGGCCACATCTTCGTCAATAATATGGGCGAGGCCGGCTACAACGGCCGCACTAAAATCCGCAACACTCATATTGGCTATCTGCGCCAATGTCTGCAACTCTTTTGTTTCTTTGATTTTCATTTTTATAGAACTTTATTTGTTACCCGGAAAACGCCGGGTCGTCAGTGTTGGAGTATCGGGGGTCGAACCCAAACAAACGGAACCAAAACCCGTTGTGCTACCATTACACCATACTCCAAAATTCTCAATACGCCTTAACTTTGCGGTTGCCGCAAAACAGTGCAACTCTCCAATTACGCAAACGGCCGGTTGCCATTACAGCGTCGGCGTCAAATATCGCCTCTGCGTCACTTTCCGCAAATATGCGCTCTGCTGTAACCCATGCGCCGAACATATACATCAAACGGTATTCCATAACAAAAAAGAATGTGCCGGGAACCGCCCCGGTGCGTTGTTGGGAAATCCAACGGTGCAAATGTAGCGATTTTATTTTAACCAACAAAACATTTTCTTTAATTTTTCAAATTTTACTCAAAAAGAATATTTTTGCTCCAATTAAAATATTACTTTTGCGCCGTTGCCATTTCGCTCTCGGGCAACGCGAACCCCGCGCGCACCTCATAAGAGGCCGGCGGGGTTTTAAAACAAATGCAACTGATTCTTTTTTAAAAAATCTTTTTTATCCATTTCGGCCTCTAACTCTCGCAATGTCTTGTTATATTTAAAAACAGTGCTGACGCGGTTTTTACATTCGTCCAACGTTTTTAATTCTCCCCATAACTCCGGATACAATCTTCTCAATTCGCAAAAACCCGCGACGCTTTGGTTCATACAAAACCAACACCCACCGCGTTTGTTTCTTTTATACAATGGCGACACGAGGCCGTATTGCGCGCATTTAGCCATTGCGTCCGCCTCTGTATAATTATATTTTGCCAATAAAGACACTTTGTTGCCTTTTATACGCGCCAATCTTTTCGGTTCATCAATCGCAATTCCGATGTACTGTATAACATTTTTTTTAATTTCTTGCTCTTTATAGTATTTTTGAATTGGACGCACTTTTAATTTATTTATCACACAACGGCCGGCAATTGGAAAACCTCGCATTTTCCCCACATATCTCCCGCGTTTATTTATAGTCATAAACTCGCCTATATAATCGCGCTCACTTCTAACAACATCAACCACAACGCCCATTTGTTGCAATTTAGGGATTGCAACATTATAAACCCATTCAATATGCTCCGGCCATTCCCCGGATATTCCGCGCGCATGGTCAAACATGACCTCATAAAACACAACTCTATCCAACGGTTCTCCATGTTCTAACGCGAGCAATATCGTCGCAACACTATCTTTGCCAAAGGAGCATGACGCTATATATATTTTTTCCATAGTCAAATTGGTTTCTCGGCCGCTTGTTGAATGTACAAATAACGGAAAACGTCGCCATAAAAACCGGTATTGCAAACAACTTCCATTGCAACATCTGCGTCATACTCGCCAATTGCCGCGTATGCAAATTTGCGCGGGTTTTCGCCTAATGCGAACTCAAATGTTATGTCAATATACTTGTCGCCAACCTTGTTGAACGCGTGGTCTATAACCACCGGGGCGGCAACTTTACCCTCGCAATATTTAATCTCCGGGAATGCTTGCGCCAACAACAACTCCGGCTTTATAACATGCAATAAATATTCCATTTGAAAGTCGTCCAACACGTCGGCGGCACGGTGCATTTTTACCGGGCGCGCAACCTCGGCTATTCTTTTAAACCATTGTTGTTGTAACGGGTTAAACCCGAGCTTTTCCGCCATTCTTGCCATTTGGCGGATGTCGTTTATCACTTCGTTTGGCTTGCTCATTTTATTCGTGTATTCCAATATCCATATCGCCCCATTGACAACCGTCAAGCGCGTCAAGCGCGTCGCGTTCCTCGCGTGCGTTGAATGCCCCGTCGCAATGAAAATTCCACAACTCACGCCGTATGTTGTTGCGTTCAACCCGGGCGGCGTTATACCCGGGTTTGCGTTTCTCGCGCATTTGCGCGGCGCAACTCTTACAACAGCACAAACCCCAACCGCGCCGCAAATTACGCGTGTCTGCCTCATATTCCGCGCCGCAATTGTCGCATTTACGTTTAATCGTTGCCATTTTTCAATTGTCGTATTAAATTATGAATGCCGCGCCCGTCTGCAACTGTTTTGCCGGTAAACCATCCCGTATATGGATATAAAATAACGGGCGAACCTTTGTGCATAAAACGCAATGTTCGGGGGTCGGGTTGTTCTACGTTATAGCCTATTTTGTTTAATTGGTTGAGGGCGTATATTATACGCCCCGCCTCCAATTCGTTTTGTCGCTCTCTCAACCTTGCCATTTGCAAACTCGTTTTAATTGTTCCAAATCCTTTTTTTTGGGTTCCTCGCTGTTACGCGTTGCGTCAATTAGAGGCATATTATTTGTTACGGTCGTCCATTGTTTACCGGTGACGGGCGAGGTATATGTTACACGATAATGCCCATATCCTACAATCTCAAATTTAAAGTCGTATTTATCAATTTTCATATTGTATTTAATTAAACCCGGGGCACCCGCCCCGGGCTGTTATTACTTTAAATATGCTATTCTCTCCAAATCGGGCAACACATTTTTTGCCCATTCTTGCACCCTCGCGCGCCATTCTTTATATGGGTTTTTTGCCACCCATTCGGTGCGGTAACTCGGCACCCATTGGCGCATTGCCTTTTTGTATTGCTCCTCCGGGTTGTTTAAATAGCCATACGCCGTGTTTAACATCGTACCGTGTTGTCCTTTGCCTATCAAATCAATGCGGCCAAAATAATACTCGCCATTCGCTGTGCATGCTACATAATCACGGGTCGAGGTTCTTTTGGATACAACGTTGCCGTCTGCGTCTTTTACCTCATAAAGAAAACGTTTGCCCTTTGGGGTCTTTGTCAATGTGTACTTTTCCATAATGTTATATTTTTATCCGGGAACCCGCCCGGTCGGTTTTTAATGCTTGTAAAACGAAATTTTTAGACCTCTGCGCAACTTGCAAACCTCTTTATCGCTCATACATCTAAATGCGCGGTTTAACAATTTGTTTGCCATCTCTACGCCTACCAATTTTATCAAACCGGCAACGCCAACCAATGTGTTGTACTTTACGCCCTCGCACATGCCCGAAACTTTTATTTTGAAATTAAAGTTTATCATTTTGGTTGAGTAATTCAAACCGTCGTAAATTGTTGTCATGTTGTTTCGTGTTTAATTTCGCGGAACCCGCCGCGTCGGTGTCGTTCTTTTTGTATGGTGCAAACGTAATACTTTATTTTTAACCGCCAAAAGATTTTGTTTAATTTTTTACGAAAATATGAAATTTTTTCTTTGGAGCTTTGGTTTTGGCCTTATTTTGAGCAAATCCGGCGTCTGCGGCGTTTTATTTCCCCGGGTGTACATTGTACCCATTTTTGAACAAAAACCGCTGTGACGGCTTATTTTGGGGCAAAAAACAGCCGGAGCGCGTATCACTACGAACCCCGGCGAACAATGTCGTAAAACTGCGGTTTATAAAAACCGTGCAAATATAGTATTATTCCTCGATAGTTATAACCTCAAAATCGTTTATTTGTGTGTATGGGTTGCGCGAAACGATGTCAAATTCGCGGTTTTTTATTTTGTTTGTTTTCCAAAGGAAACCCCAAAATCGTTTGTACTTGACCGTCTCGGTAATCAATAGCGTGTCGCGCGTTGTCACCGCGCCGACAAATTCATTATCCGTCGCATAACCGTGTAAATCTATATATGGCTCGGTAATATCAATTTTTTTTGCCGGAACCTCCAACCACACCGTATCGCCCGGCACCGTCTGCACAATAACAGTGTCACGCAATGCCCCTCGCAATTGGTTTATTGTT